TGGCAGTATCCAGTATTCTCAGTTTGATTCCGTTGCTGTTCGAATCTATCGGGGAAGGAATCCTTTCTCTTGCTGGAGTAATCGCAAATGGCGGGCCAGCTATTGCCGAGGCATTTACAGTATTGGTTCTTGCCGCAGTCGATGCTTTGGTTACGGCTGTACCAGCAGTTGTGGACGGGCTATTTGTCCTGATCGACAGTGTCCTTTCGGCTCTGGTCGAACACACACCGACCATCGTGGAGCAGTTATTCGATATTCTGATTGGGATTATTCAGGCTATCACAACGAAACTACCGGAATTGATTAAAGCTGGCGTAGAGTTACTGATGGCTTTCTTTGACGGGGTAATCGACGCCTTGAGTGGCATTGATGTGAATGTACTCATCAAAGGAATCGCTGGAATTGGTTTGCTCTCAGCAATTATGCTTGCTCTCAGTGCTGTTGCTTCCTTGGTACCTGGGGCTATGGTTGGTGTTCTCGGAATGGGTGCAGTCATTGCGGAGTTGGCATTGGTTCTGGCGGCTGTCGGCGCTCTGGCTCAGATTCCTGGGTTGGAATGGCTTATCGGTGAGGGCGGAAATCTTCTTCAGGGAATTGGTACGGCTATCGGTCAATTTGTTGGCGGAATTGTCGGCGGTTTCATGTCTGGAGTTTCAAGTCAATTCCCTCAAATTGGTTCAGATCTTTCTGCGTTTATGACGAATGTGCAGCCATTTATCGAGGGTGCTACACAGCTTGATCCCTCTATGCTGGACGGCGTAAAAGCATTGGCAGAAACAATTCTTATTCTGACCGCTGCCGATATTTTGAACGGATTGACTTCCTGGATTACAGGAGGATCTTCTCTGAGCGACTTTGCTACTCAACTCGTTCCATTCGGTGAAGCGATGCGAGATTTCTCTATCGCCATTGCTGGTATGGACGGGGAATTGGTGGCAAATGCGGCTACGGCGGGAAGGACACTTGCGGAGATGGCGGCAACCCTTCCGAATTCCGGAGGAGTCATCGGCTTCTTTACGGGAGAGAACGATATGAGTGCTTTCGGCGCCCAGCTTATTCCATTTGGCGAAGCAATGATGGGGTTTGCAAATGCCGTAAGAGGACTGGATGTAGATACTGTAACGAATGCTGCTACCGCAGGAAAGGCTATGGCTGAAATGGCAACCACAATTCCGAATTCTGGAGGCGTGGTAGGTTTCTTTGTTGGCGAAAATGATATGGATGCGTTTGGCGAGCAGCTTGTACCGTTTGGCGAGGCGATGATGCTGTTCTCTCAGGCGGTAAGAGGTTTGGATGCGAATGTAATCGTGGAATCTGCTACTGCGGGAAAGGCTTTAATCGAATTAGCAAATACTGTTCCCAACAGTGGCGGTGTCGTGGGCTTCTTTACGGGAGAGAACGACATGGACACGTTCGGGGAGAAGTTGGTGCCATTTGGCAGAGCGATGAAATCCTACTCTGACGCAATTGCAGGTATTGATGTGGAGGCCGTTACAAATTCCGCAACGGCTGGCAAAGCAGTAGTTGAGTTGGCGAATACGTTACCGAATACGGGTGGATTGGTAAGCTGGTTTACCGGAGACAATGATATTGCCGCCTTTGGCACAAGTTTGGTTTCCTTTGGTAAGAGCTTCGCACAATATTCCGACTATATGAAAGATGTGGATGCGAACATCGTTACCACTACAACCAATGCTGCTACATCCATTGTTGAGCTTCAGAAAAGTCTTCCAAAAGAAGGCGGATGGTTCTCCGATGATATGACACTTGCCAGTTTTGGTAGTGATATGGCATCGTTCGGTTCCCATTTCAGTAATTATTACAACAGCATCAGTGGTATTGATACGACGTTGTTGTCCGGAGTGATCACCCAGACAAACCGGCTTGTCGGTATGGCAAATGGGATGGTTGGTCTGGATACAAGCGGTATGACTTCCTTCAGCTCTGCGTTGACAACGCTTGGTGAAACCGGTGTAACCGGATTTATCAATGCATTCAATAATGCAGAATCGAAAGTAACAGCCGCGGCTTCAAGTATGTTGTCGTCCTTCATCAATGGTGCAAATGCGAAGAAATCCGAACTGACAACGACATTCACTACGCTGGTTCAGACTGTCTTGACGGCGATCAACGGAAAACAAGGCGAGTTCCAAACCAGCGGTTCCACGCTTATGGTTAAATTTATCGCCGGTGTACGGTCTCAGGATAGTTCTTCCAGAACAACCTTTACCAATATCGTTAGCGGTTGTTTGACTGTAATACGAAATAAGTACGGGGAATTTACGTCAACCGGAACCCAGACGATGGTGAAGCTTATTGCCGGTGTCAGATCGCAGGACAGTAGTGCGAGGCTGGCGTTTACAAACATTATCAGCGCTTGTCTTACGGTGATTAAAAATAAATATGCGGAGTTTACCTCGACTGGTAGAGAGTGCATGGTTAAATTTATCGCCGGTGTGAGAAGCAAAGATAGTGAACTCCGAACAGCTTTTACAACTACGCTGAGTGGCTCTGTAACCGCCATCAAAGACTATTATAGTCAGTTCAAATCTGCCGGTTCATACTTGGTCGATGGTTTCTGTGATGGTATCAGCGAAAATACTTGGAAAGCGGAAGCAAAAGCAAGAGCCATGGCAG